TGGATTTGACCAACTGGACCAGTCATTGGCTGAACGCCTACCAACTCGTTAGCGATAACTGTTGGCATTACACGACGGATAACTGGAAGAATAACACGGTTAAGTGTTGCTACATTACCAGCTGTAGTTGTGCCTGCTGCCGATTCTGACAACAATGCTTTCTTGGTGTTTTCCAAGATGACACCCATAGTTGAGCGGCGAGTACCTTTTAAACCTTCGAGCAGGGTATCTTTGGTCTCGTCCCAACGGCTTTCTAATAGAACTTGTGACATTTTAATAATCTCCTAATTTTTATGTCTTTTTATAGCCCTGCCAAACGTCTAATGTCGATAACGTTATCACGTCCTTCGGCTTCAACTTGTTTGATGGCAGTTTTATCCCCAGTTACTTCTTTAACTGATTCAGAAATCATAGACTTTCCAGCCTTCTTTTCTGAGCTAGTGTTGAGCACTGCTGGTAGATACTTATCGAAAGCGGACTGCAATTTTGCAGTTTGTACGCTTTCTAGTAAGTTACGCATTACAGTTGCTTTTTCCTCATTTAGAGTACCTAGCAACTCATCCATAGCTTTTGTACGGCTATTAGATTCTTTGATAATACGAACTTCACGTTCTTTGCTTTCGACTAATTTCTTAGCTTGAGCGATTTGTTTTGAAGACTCAGCTAATTGCTGTTCTTTTTGAGCTAATGCAGACATTAGCTTTCTAGTCTCGGCTTTCTCATTCAAGTGAGTAGCAGAGAATTCGGTTGCGAATGATTCGAAAATACGGCGACCAAAATCGTTTGCACGGGCAGTCTGGATATCTTCTTTCAATTGAGTCAATTCACCCTTTAGATGTGATGTAACAGCTTCGTTCACACGTTTAGCAGATTCAGCAACAAATTTTGCCTTCAATGCTTCTAGTTGTGAGCGACCTTCCGCAACTAACTTGACCTTAGCTTCAACAACAGCTTGTTTGTCTTGTGAGAATTCTTTGATTTCACGAGCAAGAGCAGAAACAACGAATTGTTCTAACTTTTGCTGACTTTCTAACTGTAGCTTGCGCTCTGAGCGCAATTCTTTGATTTCTTCTGATAAGTGCTTTACCATGAAATCATTGAACTTGCTTACGTTTTCACGCAATTTTACTTGCGCTTTAACACGGTCTTCATTCATTGCTTGTCTTTCAGAGTTGAATTCTTGAATTTCAACTGATAGACCTTCTGATACCATTTTATCTAGGGCGTCGACCATAACTGATTTATCATGCTCGTAACGTTGTGCAAATTCATCACGTAGTTCAGCACGAACTTGTTCTCTAGCTTCATTCAACTTAGATTCCCATGCTTCATTCAAAGCAGAAGAAGTTTCTTCGTTGATAAGTCCAGATTCAAGTAATGGTTTGATAGCATCTAACATGCTTAATCCCCTTTATTTAATTTTGAGATCCTTGATGAGGCGAGTTACTTCCTCTTGTAGGTATCTCTGTACTTTTCTGTCTGATTGTGCTTCTTTTGCAATATCAAGCATCTTATGACCATGACGCATATTCATCATGCCTTCATAAATTGCTTTTGGATACGCATTAGGAGCGCTAGGTTGAGCGACAATATCAACCGTGACTATTTCAAAGTCACTAACTCTGCCGTCTAAGTCATTCACGTTACCGCTACCACGACTTGAAACGCCTAACTTAACACCACTCTCCAACATAGTAGACACTAACTGTCCCATTGGAGTTGGTAAAATCTTTAGCTTGCCGAATCCGTTTGGTCCGTCCATCCACATTTGAGTAATCATATGAGATACACGATCCAAATTGATTTTTAAATCATCCGGATGGTCAACTTCGCCTAGTACTGAATAGCCTGTTTTGATTTGTTCGTTGAGAGTGTTGACGGCGTTATCAATTTCGGAAACAGGGTAAACACGCTCATTTGCGTTTTTTACCCCGCCCTGGATGAAGATGCCCTTCATATAAAGGGACTTCTTACTACCGTCACCTTCACTTTCAACAATGATATTAGCATTGTCGAATGTTAGGTTTTCTCTGAGATACAAAGCCATTTCTCAGGTATCCTTACTTAACAATCTTCTTGACAGTCTTGCGTGACTCGCCAACGATTGATTTTGTGTTTACACCGTCATCACCAAACTTTGCTTTTGGAGCTGCTGTTGGATCAACGTTCTTATTGCCTGGAGCATTCTTGAATGTGCCTGCGCCCTTCAAGTCTTTAGTAGCTGGGTTTAACAAACCACCTTGTGTGCCACCTTTAGTAGATTCGCCGCCTTTAGCAATGTTAGCTGCTGATGCGCCGTTACCACCGACTTTTGGTCCGCCTGAAACGATTGATTTTGTGTTTACACCGTTGTCACCGTGTGTTACGGAAACTTTTTGTAATTGAACGGCTTCTTCTAAAGTTTCTTCTTCGTCATCTTCTGACTCTTCCAAATCTTCGTCTTCACCTTCCATCATTTCGTCACCGCCCATGTCGCCGCCGAAGTCTTCTTCGCCGCCCATGTCACTGCCGCCTTCGTCACCTGACATGATGGATTCAAATTCAGCCATCAATTCGTCTAACTTGTCTTCCAAGTCAACAACGCGGTCTTCAAGGTCTTCTTCACCTGTTTCTTCGCCACCGATATCGTCAGCATCTAAAGCAACTTCTTCGTCACCTTCGTCTGCACCGATATCAGCAAATTCGTCTTCTTCTTCAGTCATGCCTTCTTCTTCGGCAGAGATTTCGTCAACTAAACCGCCGACTTGGTCTTGACCGAATTCTTCGTCCATGATTGATTCATAAATTTCACGTGACTTCTCTACCACGATGTCGTGGAATAAAGCACGAGCTTGTTCTTCATTCTCATTGATGATTAAATCAATAAGTTGTTCAAATTTTTTGTTATCCATTGTTTTGTCTCCTGATTAGAAATGGCTTTTGTAAAAATATTTAGTGAGTATACAAAAAAATAGCACATTAAGTGCTAGTTTTTTGCATTTTCACTTAGAATATGCGATTATAGTGATGGTTGTTCGGGATTTACCGGCTTATATTGTGTACGAACTTTCTTGAGGTTGGATACTTTTTCGTAGTTACGAACGTCCATCATCTTACGCAACTTACGTATTTGACGTAAAGTTAGCTTAGATTTTCTTGTCTCTTTCCATTTGATTTTGCTGTTATCTTGACTGGTGTCTTGATAACCTTCAACGGCTGGAGCGTACATTTCAAATAATTTCATAGTATTATTTATCTCTTAGACTGGAGGAGGGGGAGGTACACCGCCGCCTGCTGGCATTGCTTCAGCTCCACCAACTGCCGGACCCATTTCAGGTGGCATACTGCCATCATCTGGCATATCTTCAACTGATTCAGCATCTTCTGTATCAGTATCAAGGTCACCTGCACTAATACCGATACTACGCAAATCACTTCCTTTAGCATCATCTGATGCTGGCTCTTCACGCTCTTCAAACCACAACTTAGAGTTTTCTTCGATTTCTTCTTTACTCAAGCCCAAGAAACGTTCCATAGCAAAACGCTTACTAATGTAAGGTAATTGCTCAAGAGTTTGGAATACTGATACACGTGCTGTATCTAGTTCAGATTGACGGTAAGAAGCAAAGTTTTGCGGGTTGTTAAACTTAATATCAAACAATGCACTGTCAATATTAAACCCTCTCCAACGCATAAACAACTTAAATTCTTCATTTAGCTTCTGACTTACGTAGTTTTGTAAGCGTTTGCAATACTCATTGAATCGAAATTCTTGAATCATCGCGGTGCCAACACGACCGTCACTCAATGGAGTAGGATTGTCTTCTGGACCTTGCGGCAAATAGCTAGAAGGAACTCTTAAACCACGTGCCAATCTATTGTTGAAGTAACGCAAGTCATCAATCTCACCTAAATTAGCGCCACCTGCTAGGGTAGTTACATCAGAACCACGACCATCAGCAGTAACTGGGAAGAAATAATCTTCGTTCATTGATAATGGATTGTATGTAGCATCCATCATCGAAGCACCACCTTGAGTAGATGGGATTCTACGCTGGTGAATCTCATTCTTTACTCTATCAACGAAAGCCATAGCCATATGTGATGGCATGTTACCCACGTCAATCTTAAACACCCTGCGCTCTGGGGCACGAGATATACGATAGATTAGAATCGCATCTTCTAGCAATTCTTTTTGTTTGTAAACTTTGAAAATGTTTTCAAGCACTGACTGACCAAACGGCCAGAAGCGGTCAAGACCTTCAGTTAGTGATAAATGCATCACGTGCTTTGAATCAATCGCTGATTCGTTCATTGCCATTGCAAAACGTGAACCAGTTGTTCCTGCAGGCATGCTTGGCACAGTATATCCCTGTGAGCCAACGCCACCACCAGTGCCACCGAAGCCTGTGCTTGGATTAGCTGCAAAGTCGTTAGATACTTTCTGTGCTACTGATAAATTTTCTAAGTTAGGGTTGATATCTTTAACAACGTATTGCTCAGGCTTCTTGCCTTCACTTTCGTTAACGATAACTTTACTAACTTTGACCATATCAACCCAGTATAACTTGAAGTTTTCTGGGTCACGAATAAAAATCTGGTCTCCGTACTTGATAGTGTTACGGAAAATCTTAAACATACGAGTTTCAAACTCGTTTAGTTTACACCATTGCTGTAATTGCTTCTTAATCAACTCTACTTCATGGGGAGTTGGTTCTTCATGGAATAAAACTTCGAACGGTGTGTTGTTTTGGTCGTTTTTCTGTGTACTGAACTCAGAAATAATGTCTAAACATGCGTTAACTTCTGCGTCAACGTCCATCATTTCATAC